TGTTTTTTTATTAATTTATCAAGTTTATTATTTAATTCAGACACCATAAATTTAACATTTATTGATACTTCTTCAACTTCAGAATCACCAGAATCTGAATGATACACTTTAGCTTGCAGTTTATCAGCTAAAACACTTGCTTTGTTGATTGCATTTGATATCTTTACTAATTCAAATTTTAAATTAATTTCTTTTTTTTCTAATAAATTTTTAATGTTTTTCATTATACGTCTCGTTAAATTAAAGAATTAATATCAACAATTTTATTGCTCATCTTCAAAAAAGATTGATATTTTTGCATAATTAACATATGATGTTCGCTTACTGGATCATCGAGTGCTAATTTCATTGGTTCTATATATTTATAGACTAAATCTAAATATATCATGGTTTCAATTGAAATCATTTCTTCTAAATAGAATCTAAGTATAATTGGGTGAGTTATTCCTTGATTTACATGAAACAACTCTGATATTTTCATATTATTCTTTGATAAAAAATCAATAATATGGCCCATATCGGTTCTGATATTTTCTTTAATTGATACCCTTTCGCCTTTCCAAGTTCTATAAATTCGCAAAGAACCTTCAAAGTTATCTAACATTTCACCAATCCATGTAGTATTACAGTTTATAAACTGTGCTACAAAAAATGGTATAATATCTACAGTTTGTAGTTTTGTTGACATTTTCTCGAAAAAGAATCTATCACGACGTTTATTGTAATTTGCCAATGTTGCGCCGCGAGTTCCTTTGCTTTTGGTAAAATCAAAGCTTTGAGTGTTAAAATGTAATTTAACTCCAATATACTTTTGATATATCTCAAAACCAATCATCTAATGTCACTTCTAAGTTGTTATTTTTAAACAAGCCAAGCTTACATGATTCTACATGGAGCTTTTCTTTTAATGGTCTAGATATATAACTTGCTATTTTATCACCTATTCCATAATTTTCTGATAAAGTAACTATAGCTTCCAGCAATGTTACTTCATATTGAGTTGAATAATGTTCTACTTCTATTGAAAATGAATCCATTGCTGTTATCGCCGTATTTTGCATTATATACCCGTTTAGTTAATTGTGTTGTTAATTATGTTGACGTCCTTGTCATTTGTTTATGCTTGCGAAAATCCATTAGCAAAGAAGCTTTTTCCTGGTTTCCAAGATGTTTTGCCAAACTTAACTTTATGTGCAATTCCTGTGCATTTAGTTTCGTTTTCACATGGTCTTGTTGGTGTAACTTCACTAAACTTAAGTAATTTTTCAACAACTTCTTCGCATGTATCACATTTATAATTATGTAAAGGCATTATTATTCCTCATCGCCAGCTAAACCCAGCATAACTACACGGGCAATTACAATGTTCATACAATCAACAGCAGCATCGTGTAATGCGTTGTGTTTAATAAATGTACCATTCATTGCAACAAGTTCTTCTAAGTTTGGCGGCAATTTACCAGTTTCTTGCATTAAACATTCATCAATTACTGTTCTGATATCTCTATTACTCCACCATGGAAAGGTTTTAGACTTTTCAGTGCCTTCGTATTTGATACTATGATTAAGAACAGATTGATACCACGTCATATCAACGTTTCCGCGGCTATAGACTAATCTTGGGTTTTTTTCATATTTGAAAAACTCCTGCAATTTATTTTCAAGTTCGCTAATACTAATGTCTTCTGAGCTTGGTAATAAAACTGATTTTGCAGTATCACCTTGGCCTTTCCACCATGTAATAGTACCAGGATCAATAGTACGTTTATAATTAACAACTTGATCTTTAACATCAAATTTTAAATATAACCCAGAATCTAACATTTTTTTAAAAAGTTCAGTACACTTTTCAGGAGTAAAATCTTCTATTAGTTCACTTAGCCATGCTTCTTTAAATACAGCACAACCCATAGATAAAATTACAGCTGATTCAATTGTTGATAAACTTTCAAAATCAAAAGCACAGATATCACTCATGTTATGTACCAGCAACTAAGTTGTTTATTTCCTCAAGTTCAGCAAACTTTGCTTCTTCTTCAAAAAATGAACCTTTATAGACAAGTGCTGCAGATTTATTTGCTAAGCTTGCCGGCAATTCAAATTCTTCTTTCAAGAAATCATTAATTTCTTTGATTTTTTCTTTATACGATGCAATAAAAGTTAGATGGTCAACAATTTCTGAAATTGCTGCTTTAATACGATCACGGTCTTTTTCAGTGCTTGGCATTACAAATGTGCTCATTTTATATTTCCTTTACTATTTTAATGGGTGGTTTGATATGGTGTTGTTTATTAATTAAGATACTATTATATCAAATATTGACGTCCTTGTCAACAATTAATTTAAAAGAATTAAGCAGGATGAGTTAAATATTCTGCATCAATACAAGAGTTCATGAACTTGAATTGCTTACCAGTAGCAATTTCCATAGCACCAAGTGTGAATTTTGAACCAGCTAAAACCTTATTAATTAAAAATTCTTTAGTACCAATTTTGAATTTTTTACCAAAAGCAGTTGGTTTAACATCAATAAACATACAATTATTAATAAAATCAGCTTTCTGATCAGCTTTTAACTCAGCTTTAGTTTTATTAGCAGAAACTGTAAGTTTTGCACGAAAGTCACTATCGCTAAAAGTAATATTACCAGTATCAAATTTCACAGAATGCTTTTTAGCAACTGCTTCAAGAGCTTTGTTAAAATCAATCATTATTGCTGCGATGCTTGCTTTGTTTAATTCTTTCATAATATATTTTCTCTTTAGTTGTTTAATTGCTTAACTCATTTTGTATAGCTATTATACCAATAAACTAAACCAATGTACAGTACTTAAATGTTACAAGATGTTTCAATCAATCGTTTTTCTTTAGTTGTTTAATTGCTTAACTCATTTTGTATAGCTATTATACCAATAAACTAAACCAATGTACAGTACTTAAATGTTACAAGATATTACGATTTATAAACTTTGATACAACTTCATCACTAAATTTTAAATCATCAAATTTATCTTTTTCTCCGTTACAAATGGCACATTTTATTTCTTCATTAACAAATATATTATTATAATATGTACACTCTGGGCACACTTTAAGTATATATACACATAGTTCAATATACATGTTTTTAAATACTGGCTTTAACATTGGTTTATATCACTCTGGACTTAATATTATAAACTATTCCCGCTATAGTGTTAAATTTATATAGTGGGAATGTCATACGCAAGAAACGCTTCTAGCGAGCTTCTATGTTAACTGATCTATCATTAACACCAGTAAAGGGATTAACACCTTCGTTATATGTTAATTTAACTAAATTTACAATTCGACCTTGATGTTCACTAACATATTCATGTTCATCTTTGAAATTAATCAAAAGGTCATTTATAATTTTTTCAGCTTCGTTAAGTTTTTTAATATATAATCCAATTGGTACTTCATTATTAAAATACATTTTTAAAGGTTTAAGCAAATCATACATTTTATCTGTAAAATAATTACCAGGAATACTCATTTTTAATTGTCCGTTACATAAATTCGTTTAGTAAATTAATTTCTGACGATTGTTTTCTTATCATCTGTTTATGATTATCTTGGTGTACGTATTGCGAACCAGAATCACGAAGTTCATTATTTAAGTATTTAACAAACTGACTCACAATATCTGCGGCCGTACTAACTGGAACATTTTGTGCAACCATGTTAATTCGTTTTTTACCTCCAACAAGAACAAAATCAGCGGGCATACCCATTATAGCTAAGCTTTCGTTAACGGTCAACGATCTATCTTCTGTTGGGTGTAGCATAGCTTTGTAATTTTTTGATATAAATGCGTTATACTTAATATCATAAATTTTAACAGAAGCATCCCAAGTTGATTCGCCGACTGAATACTTATGTTTAGCATGATGTGCAATATGTTTCCATTTTTCAACTTTAGTCATGTCTGCAAAATCACAAACTTCATCAAGTAAACCATTTGCTAAAACATATTTTAAGCATGTTGTTATTTTGTTGTCAATTAGTATTTTTCTTGGATTTTCATTACATTTGTATTTTATATATTGATAAAAAACTTCGTCAGTAACATCTGTCGTAATATCTTCTGATTCGTCGTTTTCAAGCTTAAAAAATCCACGGAGACTTGGCATTTCTTTTTTAAAGTATTCAAGCAATGGCGCAGTTTCAGATTTCCACATCATTGCAAATGTTCTGTTTCTTTTTTGTGGAATTCCATGATATTCAGTTGATGTTTCATAAATTGAATAAGCGTATCCGTATTCTGCTGCCAATTCTTGTAATTGCTTATTTAAAACATCACCTCGTGGAGTGGCCAGGGCAGGAGCATTTTCAATCATAACACACTTAGCGTTAAACTTTGTGATTGCATCCTTAAATATCCATGAAATATATTTATTTTTTTCGCATAAACTACCAGCAACTTTAGCGTCTTTAGAAGTATTGAGCATACTCAAACCACCGCATAACGGTACACCAACAACAATATCGACATCACCAATTTTATCAATTTGCTCTGAATGACTTTCGTTATTTAAATGTAAAAACGGAATATCCAGAGCTCTTGTATTTTGCATATAATTTACATATTGTGAATCATTTGCTGTAAATTCAGAATACGATAAAATTGCTTCTGGCGGTTTGCCAATTGCTTTTTCTGCTCCTATTGGTAATCCACCAATCAAAGGCATTATAGTTAACCATTTTAAATCAGACATTTAAACACCCACAAATTTGTTAGCTAGTGAATAACTTTGTGGGTGTTTCGAGCCGCTTGAGCTAACTGTTAAACTTAAAACAATTCCTGATTGTTCGCCAATTACAACGGTTTCGGATGCAACTGGATCTAATAACATATCAGAAAACATAGAATTTATTACTTTTTCTGCCATTTTTGTGTCGACTTTAAGCTTTTCTGTTGTTTTAATTCTTGGCATAATATACTCCTTTATTGACGATCTATAATTTCATTTTTAAAATATTCAATTGCTTGTTCATCGTCAGACATATTATGATATTCATATAAAAATTCATGAAGATCTTCAATAATTTCATCGGCATCATAAGCATCAGAAACGCAGTACACACTTTCATTCATCGCGTCGTCATATATTTCAATAAAACCAGCTTCTACTACAACACTGTATTGAGTTCTAGACATCTCTATAAACTCCATAAGCTTCTTTAATTTCAATTAAATGAAAGTCTTGGCCTTCAGTTGTGATTTTAACACATCTATGTTGTCCAAAGTTAATTACATCACCAATTTTAAGATTATATAACTCAGCACATCCAGCGTTAATTGCAACGATTTCACCTTCAGTTGGTGCTACTTTTGAACCAGTAATGATAATACCACTAGTTGATTTAATTTCTTTTACTCTAATTACTACGTAATTGCCAAATGGTTCTAATTTCATGTCATATCCTTTAATAAGTTTTTTTTAAATTTTTTACGGTTGTATGTTTTATCTGAATCTTCAACATGTGCTTTATTAAACATTCTAGCATATTTAGCCACGTAATTTCTTGTGCAAGAAATATTTTTTGATGGTTTAACTGTTCTTTGCATTATTAAATTCTTCCATTGATATTATTTTTTTATCGGAGCGACCTAAAATTTTATCAGCTTTAGCA